CATCTACACGGACACCTCTACGCTTCATCTCAAACACAAGAGGAAGTAGAGCAAGCTCCATCTCCAAGATGTCATGACAGCCATCTTCTTCGAGCTTCTTGTGCAGAACGTGCCACAGCTTCAAAGTAAGCTCTGCATCTCCCTCTGCATACAAGGCAACTCTTTCGGCTGGGAGCTTCCACATTTCAGCTTTGGCATTAACGCCATGCTGATTAGCGGCTCGTCTCAGGTCTTCTTCTTTTTTCTTTTCGCCCAGATACGTCCCGCCCAGAGCGTTAAGAGAATAGCTGAACCTGTTTTCATCCAACAGGGGTGCGGCGACCATAGTGTCAAGGATAGCACCTTTTACCTCAATTCCTTCTGATAACAACCAACCCAAGTCATATTGAGCGTTATGAAATACAACAGACATACCGTGATCAAGCTGGTCTTGGAGCCAGCCAGTTACCAAACCCTTCGCCATGTTCCCACCACCTTCGTGGGCTATCGGCAAATAGGCTTGCCAACCAGAGGCCGCAACAGCAATACCTATAAGCTTGCCGTCATCTCTTGCCCAACCTGGCCCCAAGTCTATTAAACGAGGGTCTTTCGTCTCGACATCTACAGCTATTATCTTTTCATCGGATAAGTCAGGAAGATGATCAGGTGGAGACCAAACCTTTTCGTCAAATAAATCTTCACGCATTTTTCTGAGCCAACGCTGCCCATATAGAAGTATACGCTGAAGCATCCACTCCGTCATCTGGATTCGGAGATCCTAGCTCATCCCTGGATATTTTTAACAGAACCATGCAGAAAGCTACTTCCTGTGCGCTTATAGGAGTATTCAAGTAAGCACTCCATAAGGAGGCCACCCTCTTATGTTGCTGGGTGTAATCTCCATGTTGCTTGGCACGATCTCCACTGACCAATGATGCGGCCTTGTTTAATATTTCTTCTGGATTCATAATACATAGTTCCTATCTGTTTGAGGGTAAATTACATGGAGGGATTGTTTGGCTCTTGTAACAGCCACATAGAAAACACGATGCTCCGTTGCTGGTGTCTTGCTGTATTCTTTATGAGCCGCATAGGATAAATCTGGTACGACTATAATATTGTCTGCTTCTCCCCCCTTCATTGAGTGTATAGTGCTTACCTTAATACGAGGCTTTTTTACATTGTCCCCTCGTTTGAGGGCATTGAGAACATAGTTCTTTGTCTCTAAGTCTATCTTGCCCAACGCCCTGTGCCACCTATGGGACTCATCCATTATCAGTCCCAAGTTGCTTTTAGCGTACTGCATCGTATACCCTTCTTCTTCGTTAAGAAGCAACAGGTTCCTTGACCGTGGACCATTGCCCTTAACAAAACCTTCCCCGACAGTCATAAACGTGTAGATGTTTCTGATTTTGGCTGGCGACATAGGTGCTCCCTTACACCAACTTTCCCAATCAGTAAGAGCTTCATATGTCTTGAGCGGAATGCTTGGCTGACCGTTTCGACTGTACACCCATCCTTCCTCTCTAAGTTCGTTAGCATAGTACGAGGCTATCCTGTTTGTTCTAGCCATGAGACACCACTCTCCTTCTTGCATCGGAATGTCCCACATGTTCTGATGATACCTGATGCTTCCTTCCTCCTGTTTAGGATGCCAAAGTTTTGGAGCCCTGTTATCTATGCGGTTAACAATAGACTGTGCCTGATCCCACACTGTTATCGGAACACGGTACGACTGATTAAGAACAGTCTTCTTCTCCGTTGCGTTTAGAAAAGCTTTAACGTCTGCACCTTGAAAGTTCATGATGGCCTGATCATCGTCCCCAGTAAATATCTGTAACCGAGGCTTCTTCCTGAGTACATCGACCATCTTCCATTGAAGAGTGGAGAGATCCTGTGCCTCATCAACAAACAAAGCTTCTATGTCAGGACAGACATCAGATGCAATGAAATCCTCAATCATGTCGGTAAAATCTATCTTCTTGTAGGCGTTCTTGTAGTTTTCATAAGCCCGAACAAGTCGATTTAGTTCGGTAAAGTCTATCTTGTAATCTCCTTGTAAGCGATACATTTCTTCAAGAGGTATGCCTTTGCTTCGAGACAGGTGGTACAGGTTCATGTAGCTATCGCCCTTGGAAGACCCCAAGGTGTCAAAGTCTGTTTCGACATCGAAGTTCTTAGCACCAAAGATAATTCCTGTTGCATCTCCTATAGCCTTCATGTCTTTACCACCTATGACATCTCCGGGACTATACCCTCCAGCTCTGTAGGCCATAGAGTGCAGTGTCTGAAAGAACGGTAGGTTACTTTCGTCTATGTTCCAATCCTTACCCACACGATCCCGACTTTCTTTGGCTGCCTTACGAGTAAACGAAACACAAGCAATACGATCAGGGTCGATACCTTCATTAATGCAATCACGAACACGGTTAGAGTTAGTCTGCGTCTTCCCAGTTCCTGGAGGTCCTAATATTGTTTCGCTTATCACTTACTTTCTACGCCCCATCTAAATTTAAGTTGACCGTAAATAGGTTGCCAATCTCTTTCACGCCCTTCTCGACTCCAGTTTCCTTTATTGGTTTCCCCAATAATTTTCCATCCTGCACCCTTCAAGGTTGATCCACTTTCTGTTTGCAAAGTGTAAGTAATCATCTTTTTTCCACCCATCTGCTGCCATATTCTCCAACACCTTCCATATAGAAAAGATCCTGTTCCTTTTGGACTATCTTCAAGAACACAACAACGTGTTACTTCAGACGTATATCCATCATCTAACAACCGTGCCAGTGGCCTACCTACAATCGCAACACCGACCATTTGATCTCCTGTAGTAGCTCCAATAGCAAACTTTCCACCGTCTCTTTGAGTTCTCTTGCTATGTCGATGATATTGCTCCACGAAATCATTAGCTTCTCGTAAGGTTATCGGTATGGGTTGAAGTTTCATTAAAACGGTGGATCCTCTGGTTCAAATGTAACATCTGGAAGATCAACCTCACCCCTGTTCATCTCAGGCACAAACCACACACGAACCGACTTCCATCGGTCTCTGTTGTCTTTAAATCTATAAGTTTTGTCAGCCTCAACGCCTTGGTTCATTTCTTTAAGACGTTCTGTTATCTGACCACGAGTGTAATGTGTGAAACCATTTCTCTTTAAAAACTCCTGTAAGGCACTAAGCTTGAAGTATGTCAGTCCCTCTTCAGTCCACGGCTTACCTGTCAGTATCTCTTCTGGACTGTGTGCAGAAATCCTTGACGTACAGAAAGCCTCAACCAGTTCTACAAACAATCCTTTCTGTGTTAGTTCTTCTGGAACGGAAATCCTTGTCGCATCACTCAACAGAGCATCAACCAAGTCTCTCCAATCATCTTCCTTCATCCTAGCTGGCATCTTGTACATTTGCTCCATACAAGCACGTTGAAACTCAACCTGCATCTGTAATTGCTTAGTAGAAAGCTCCAGCCTCGAACCGTCCACATCGACAAACCAGACAGGAGGCTCTGACTCAACAACCGTTAATCCACCCACAGGAACAGTGGTGTTCTCACCCACACCAAACTTGCGAGACCGACAAAGGGACTTGTTGCAGTGACCATGGAGGGGTTCAGACTTGCATGTGTAGAAGTATTCTTTCTTATCAAGTTGCTCCTGTACGAGAACAACCTCACGAGCTGGTAAAGGTGGGTTGCAGTAATCTTGGTTATGCTTTTCCAACAACTCTTTCCAGTTTTTAGGCGATGATTGCTTGTAGTAAACACCTACATTTAGCAAAGTCATATTACGACCACCCTCTGGGATCCCAAACTCTGTTAGTTGCTGAAGGCAAGGGGGACCATCAGGAAGTAACCCTTTGTCCGACCCTAGTTTTATTTTAAATAAATCCTTTGCTGATACACGAAGTTTTTTAGCGAGAGATAAAAACTGTTTTAATGTAAGACTGTCACCATCATCTTTTAAAGCGTAACGTGTAGTGTGCTTGGCGTTCTGATATGGAAGGTTAATGAAGTTTCCAACGTCACCTCTATCCGCTCGAACCTCATCCTGTTTAGGAAATATCTCACAGTTTCCCCAACCCAACGCTGAAGAGAACTCTGCAAGTCGGTCACGTACTTCTGAAGCCGCAACCTTTTCTGACAGGAACAAGAAGAGATGAGCTCCTCCCGACTTTGATCGACAAACGACCAATGGAAGTTTAAATCTTTTAACTTTAGATAGCAGTGCGACTAAATCCAGATTGTAGTCATCAATGTCTAACGCACCAAAAGAACAATGACTTGTCTCATCAATAGGTATAGATCCAACACCAAGTTTGCCGTCCAAATGGTTTTGAACAAGCTCTACGGTCAACGGTTCATGAACAATACGATACTTCGCCTGTGTCTTGCCATGTTTGGCACGATCTAAAACGGCTGTCTGTCCATGAGCCTTGCCATAGCCTCCAAATAGCTGAAGGAATATTTCTGCTACGTTCTCCATGAGAAATGTGACCCTCTCGTGTGCAGACGAGAGGGTCGCAGTCCTTCCTAGAACGGCACTTCGTCAGAGGACTGATCCTCCAACATCAAGTCAGAAGGAGCCGCAGCAAGCTGTAACTCCCCCTTTCTGATGCTGGTATGGAGTTCTTTACATTCTTGATAGGTGTCCATGTCAGGGATAGGATCCCCAATTTTAACAGACCATGAATACCAGCTACCTTTATCGTTACCGTCTTCTATTGACGTAAGCCGATATGTATTTGCAAAGCTAGGCAACGTAGAGCCGTTGTGCTTCTGCATAGCAATCAAAGTGTTCCACTTTTTAGACACTTTAAGTTGTGTCTTCTTCATATCAAGAATTGCACTTTCAAGCGAACCATCCTCATGCACAATTTTTATGTAGTGTTGTGCCGTGCGAACAAGCTCGTTGCCGTTTGGCAACAATTCCATTCCTGAGTCTTTGTCACGAACAGCCTGTCTAACTTCATCACTGTCAGCAGAAAGTTCTCCCTCAAAGCCACCGCCAGCGGATCGTGGTACAAACTCCAGCATCTTCTGCACGAAGTGAACAGGCAGTACCGACACGCCTTCATCAGCAGACCAAACTTTGTTGGTCACCGTATTAAATATATCTCCTTGGGACGCACCTTCGATGTAAGCCGGGTCACTCTTTTTTAGTTGTGGGCTTAGTGCCTGAATGATACGCAAGAATGGTATTTGCATGTCACTTGTTGATACATCTTCAAGACCCATACCCGCATCAGCCTCAAAAGCCGCGGTTAGTTCTGTGGATATTGCGTTTTCTTTTTTAGGTGGTTTAGCCATTTTCTATTTCCCTTCAATCTTTGCTACTTGTCCAACGTGTGCATTGAATATGTCCAGATCTATTTCTTGGTTCGATTCAACTCGTTCACGAATTAATTTTTTC